ACACTAGAATCTCCAATGTTAATAGATTGAATAAATGTTGGATTGGTATTAAATACTAACAATCCAGATCCAGTTTCATCTGATAATAATGCTGCAAGTTCTGAAGAGTTAGTAAATGAAGATCCACCACCAGAAGCATCTGCCCATTCTAAGGCTGTAGCTCCTGCATTTACAGTAAGAACTTGACCAGCAGTTCCAAGAGTTGTAAGACCAGTTCCACCGTACTGATATCCAATTGTTGATCCAAGCCAAGTTCCAGAAACAACTGTTCCTAAAGTCCAGCCAGCACTTGCAGATAAATATTGTGCTCTTATATAGCCTTCATTATCTGCAATAACTATATTATTACTTGTTGAAAGACCTTCTGATTTACCAATATAAACGTTATACGATCCAGTATTATTGACACCAGCCTCGTATCCGAATGCGGAATTGTAATCTCCAGTGTTTTCCGATAGTGCAAAATAACCTACTGCATAATTCCAGTCTCCAGTATTTCCATAAAGAGCAGGTCCAATACTGTAGTTATCCCATCCACTATTATTTTCTAAAGCATGATAACCGATTCCATAATTATAACTTCCAGTATTATCAGCTAATGCAGTACCGCCAAATGCAAAGTTACTGCCTCCAGTATTATTTTCCAAGGAGTTATCGCCAATTGCAAAGTTGTTTGTTCCACTTCCACCACTAAAAGCATTTTGTCCTATACCAAAATTTGCAAATCCAGTAGCATTTGCTGTTGCAGAATAGCCAATTCCAAAGTTATCATTTTGACTAGATCCCTGTGGCTTTATATTTCTTATTTGTATATCTGCAAATGCAAATGATGCGTGAGTAGTGTCAATATTTACCGCTTCATCTGGTTCTGGGGTATATCCTTGGAAGAATTTAAATACTCCATCAGATGCGTCTCTAAATAAACCTGCGTGAGCATAACCTGCATCATAATATCCACCTGCAAATCCTAAATCTGGATTAGCCTCTTCTTTTGCGTGTGCAGTTCCACCAGAAATATAAGATGCTCCTGGATCTGATTTTATAACAACAAACTGTGTAGGGGTTGCAGAAGCAACTGTTAATAAATCTCCAGAAGATATATTAAATGCTGATGGACTTACTCCAGTAATTCTAATATCCATTTCAGCAACATACAAATTATCTGCAGTATAAATAATAGATCCACTTGAATATACAGCATTTGTAATAGTTGAATCTAAAGCAGCATTTAAATAAATTAAATTATCATGAGTTGCTACTGTCTTGGTATTTTCAGTTGTTGTAGTTCCAGCAACATGTAAATTTCCATCAATCCAAAGATCTTTTGCTACGCCAACACCACCAGACACAATTAAAGCACCTGTAGTAGCATTAGTAGCCTCTGTTGTATTGCTAATTGTAATAGCATTTGTGGAAGACGCACCTCTATCAGTAACAGTTTCAAAAGTATCTGATTCAGAAGTTAAATAACTTCCAGCAAGTTGATATGTAGTTGAAGCGGATGCCTTAGTTAAGTAATTTGTTGAAGCAGAAGACTCTGTTAAATATCCAGTAAAATCAACATTTTGCCAAGATACACTTGTACCATTTGTTTGTAAAAACTTTCCATTATTTCCAGTTTGATCTGGATATGATGCTCCACCAGAAACTGTTTCATTTACCCATTTTGAAGTAGAAGTGTCCCAAACAATTGCCTGTCCATCTGATGGAGTTCCAGTAATTACAACATTTGAAAGACTGTCTAAAGAATGATTGTGAGAAGTTGAAGAATATCCTGCTATAGAATGATCTCCCCAGCCATAGGCTGTGTTCCATGCTGATGTTGATGCAGAAGTAATGCTATAGGCATCAGAGGCAGCGAATACTGGATCAGACTCTGCAGTAAGATACCCTTCAGATGAATGATCTCCCCAGCCATAGGCTGTGTTCCATGCTGATGTTGATGCAGAAGTAATGCTATAGGCATCAGAGGCAGCGAATACTGGATCAGTTTCACTGGTTAAATAACTTCCAATGGGCTGGTATGTAACAGATGCATTATTTTGTGTTAAATATGTAGACGTTGCAGATGCTGTTGTAAGATAGTCTGCCAAAGTTAAATCAAGGGCATCTACTGCTCTTTCATCTGTAAAGTATAAATTAGTTCCTTCTGAAAGATTTGTTGTGCTATATGAAGACATTCCTAAAAATGCAGTATCTTGAATTGATGCATCTGAAAATTGTAATTCTCCATTATTATTAAATGCAAAATTTATAGATCCTGCACCAGTTGTAAGAATAATTCCAGAGTCATCACTTAATTGAATTTTATTTAAATATGTCTCAAGATTTATTGCACCATCAGTAATTCCATCATAGGATCTAATATTTATTACACTATCATATGTATACCCGTTTTGAGTGGCAATGGGGTAAGAAGTAGTTCCGTCATTTGTTAAATTCCATTTATCAGATTCTTCATTCCAAATAATAGAAACATTGTCTGATGATCCACGCTCTATTTCTATACCAGAATTTAAAGATGGACTTCCTGATACACCTGAATTTAAAATAATAATATTATCTTCAACATTAAGATTTTCTGTATTTAAAGTAGTAGTTGTTCCATTAACAGTTAAGTTTCCAGTAATAATTAAATTACCAGTTTTTGTTTGCTCTGTTGCAGATGTATCAATAAGTCCTGCTTCTATTGCAGTTTTATTAATCCAAGCACCAGAAAAATCATCATAAGCTAGTAATTCATTATTTTGTATAGATGCACTATATCCAATTCCAACATCATGAATCTCTGCTAATTCAAAACCATTTTGAACCTTAACAAAAATTTCACCATTGCTATTATTTTTTCTAGTAACTATACCAATAAATACTAGATGGGCTGGAGCATATGGTTTGTTTACAAGACCATAAATTAAATTACCATCTGTTCCAAGCCATACTGGATCTCCTGCTGAACCTGCAGAGGATGTATCAAGACCTGCCAACAGACCCTCTGTTACAACTTTAACTGTTGAATTATTTGATCCACCAGTTTCTAAAAGTCCAAGAGTTTTACTAGAAGTAGCTTCAGATGTATTAGAGGCTTTTGAAACAATTATATTAGTTCCATTTGCAGAACTTACATATACTGCTTGACCTTTTGCAATAGAACCATTTAGCTTAACATCATGTTTTAATACTGATGTAAAACCAGCAGTTGGGGCACTAGTTACCTCAATATGCAATTGATTTAATTCATCTTCATAATGTACAGAAGCATTTACATGATTACCATGTGTAAATAATGGAGCAACATAATCTTGAACTTCTTCTTGAGATAATGAAATTACTCCATTTACTTCTACCCAATAAGTTCCATCATATACATAAAATTCACCAGTATCATTTTTATACCAGGAATCCCCAATTTCTGGAGAAGGTGGTTCTGTTGTGCTAACGGTAGTTCCACCGCCAGCACCTGCACCAAGGACTGACCAAGCTCCTGCTTGGTAAACCTTTGCTACTGATGCTGAAGTATTAAAGTATAGTTCTCCCTCGGATCCACTTATAGGATCTGAAGGTAGATTAACTATCTTTAAAGTACTTAAAAATTTCTTTGCCATTTTTTCCTTCTAAATATGAGGGGCTAGGGTTTAATCTAGCCCCCCACATATTATATTATACTTTATCCAATTACTACAACACGATAAGTGTCAGCAGAAATTGTTGAAGCACTGTTGATTTTAATAGTTATAGCAGATGTTGTTGTATGTTCTACATCAACTTCTACCTGTGCATAATCAGCAGCAACTTCGTATACTTGAACTGTTACATCCTTGGTTGCAAGGTTGTGTGTAACCGTCCATGTGCATATTCCACTTGTTGATGTTAGCGATCCATTAGATTCTGCATATTTCTTTGGGAATCCGTCAGCAACAAAAGCTGATTCTAAATCAGACTTGTTTACTGCCAGACCACTTGCAGTTGTAAGGTATGAACCTGAACCTGATAGTAGTGTGATATCAATTGATCCTGAAGAGATAGAGATTGAAGTGCTACCAGTTAGGTATGCATCAATTTCACTATCTACAGCAGTGTTGAAATCAGTAACATCAGATGCAACGTGAGTGTGACCTTCTAAAGAAAGAGCAGTGGCTGAAGCAGAATTTGAATCATCTGCAACTACATCAACCGTCCACTTATTCTCTGATTCATCCCAGTACAAGGAAGTATTTGTGTAACTTCCACGCTCAACCTCAATACCAGCATCTGTAGTTGGAGTACCAGTAACATTTGAATTAAGAACAACAAGGTTATCCTCAACTTCAAGTGTTGCTGTATTTAGGTAAGTAGTAGAACCACTTACTGTCAAATTACCAGTAACTGTCAGATCTCCACCAACTGTAACATCATCTGGTAAACCAATAGTTACAGCTCCTGCAGAAGCAGAAACAGTAATTTCATTGTTTGTTCCAGATACAGAAGTTACACCAGTGTTTTCAATTGTAAGACTTGATCCTTCACCACCTGAACCAGTTACACTGATACCTGCACCAGATGCACTTGCACCTGCTACATAGTCACCAGTTGTATCTGTACCAAGAGCGACTGAATCTGCCACAATATCTGCTGTAATTGTTACATCTTGACTTCCATCAAAACTAACACTTCCACTAAGAGATCCACCAAGACTAATAGTTCTTGATGTTTCAAGTGTTGTTGCAGTTCCAGCATTACCAGATGTATCTACATCAATTGTTGCTGCAAGATCAATAGTAACAGCTCCAGCTGAACCAGACAGAGTTATGTTAGTATCAGTATTTGCAACAGAAACAACGCCAGTATTTGCAATTGTTAAAGAGTTACCTTCATCATCATAATTTACAGATATTCCATATCCAGCTTCAATAAGATCTGCAACAGCGTCATCAATTGACTCAGAACCTGCACTAACAGGAACCCAAGCACTTGACGAGGTATTGTAAATCTTTAATGTTTTAGAAGCTGTATTGTAATACAGTTGACCATCTGCTTCATTTCCAGTATTTGGATCTGTTGCAAGATTATGAATAACACCATTTTGTAATTCATTACGGTTTAAATCAATACTTGTTAAAAATTTTCTAGACATATATTTTCACCTCCCTCATTACGATAAATAAGCCTTTCCTGAAAATGATCCAGTAAAGGTTAAAATTACAGAGTTATTATTTGGATAGTTATATGACCCCTCAACAACTGTTCCGCCTGAATCAACCACTGTAATATTAGGGATAAACCCTAAACCATGTGTTATAGTCCATGTTGAAGCTGGCACTGATTGGGTATGAACATATCCCAATTCATTAGCTCCAACTAAATCTACTGGAGTTCCCCAGCCAGATTCAGTTTTTGGACCATACAAATTCATGTTTGTTGTATTTAAGAAAAAATCTCCAACAATACCAATAGTATTATTTGGAGCAGATGTACCATTAAGTATTCCAGTTCCTCTTCCACCTTGTGGACCAGAGGTTCCTAATTGAACTACTACATTTTCTTCGTTAACAGATATGTTATTTACAATTTGATCAATTTCTACTTTTAATTCTGCCATTATCGTGTTACCTCTGGAGTTACACTAAATGTTCCTTCAATTAATCTATCAACAAAATCAGATGGACTTACTATTTCTAAATCATAAACGTGGTTTCCTGCAGGAAAATTAGATGTAGCACTTGCTGCAATGAATATATCAATAGTTCCTGCAGAACCTCCAACAGTAATACCGCTTCCAGAAGCTAGGGAAACAATTGGATCTGTAGAATAATATGCTTGCCTTACTTGAAGTCTTGAAGTATATCCAGATAAGTCAACAGGGAGATTGTCCAGGGTGTATGTTAAAGTCCTTCTAAAGGTACTACCTTGAGGACAAACAAAGTTTACAAGCCCTGGGGTCATGTTGGGCACTCCTATTTAAATTTTCTTACTTTTCTATTATACCAAACTATTTTATTTCTTATCTGCAATATATGCTACTAAAACATCGTGAATTACTTTTACTTCTCCAGTTAATTGCTTAACATCTGCTTTAATTTCACCTTGATTTGATCCAAGATTATTTACCTTGTCTGCAAGGCTTGAGCCACCATTTGGAAATATTTGATGCTCTACACGATCAAGGCGATCTGCTATAGTTCTACCCTTTTCATCTTTACCAAGAATTCTTTCAAATTTTCTTACGGTTGCATATCCAACGCCTAAGATGGCGGTAAGCGATAAAAACATTTGCCAGTTTTCAACAAACATAGATATTGAATTATTCACGATTTTATGGTATACTCCAAAGTAAGACTTAAAAACAATTATAACATATAAATAACATAGGAGTTAATAAATGCCTGAAACAAAAGTAAAAAAGCAAGAAGATAAAGTATTAAAAATTGCAGATCGTTGTGATAGATGTGGTGCTCAAGCATTTGTACTTGCTACTGGAGTTTCAGGTGAATTAATGTTCTGTGGTCATCATTATCACAAATATGAATATGCAATTACTCAATGGGCTTATAAGATTGTTAATGAATTAGATACTATTAATGAAAAGTCTGCAAGTAGCAATATTTAAACCGCTATTTCTTGTACTGTTAAAAAGAAATTATGAAGTGTTCCAGCATTACGGGGACAAACCACTGTTCCAGAAAGTGCTTTAATATAAACTCTTAAATTTGAAATTGTAGTACTAGGAGAATAAGAGTTAGTACTAATAAATGTATAAAATGGCATATCATTATAAATAACAGCATTTCCAGTATCATTAAAAGTAAATTCATCAGTACCATTAAGAGATACAGCTAGTTGAATACTATCTGAAGCGGTATTAAATTCGTAAGCAACTCCAAAAGTAATTAATAACTTAGATGCTACTTTTGAATTAGTTGTATATGTTTGATTATAAAAATTATAGTTAGTGGTTCCATAAACTGCCTGAGTTTGATTTTCTTTAATAGACATTGTTTTTACTGTAGATCCAGAATCTATTGCTAAATATGTTGTTGAAGCACTAGTTTTTGTTAAATATGTAGAACTTGCTGTAGATGATTCTAAATAATCAGCAGTTAAATCAATTCCAATAATATCCCAAGCAGTTCCATTAAATTCATATCCATCAAAAATTTGACCAACAGAGGCGGATCCAGGAAATATTGTAGACATAGTAATATAATTATATCATTAGATATATACTTGGTTAAAATTATTTATTTAAAAAAATTTTTATGCCCAACTTATTGGAGTAACTGATAAATAAGGAAAACTTATGTTTGCTGTTGTTAGTGCAGTTGTAGTTCTATAAGCTTGCATTGTAATAGTTGTAGTGCCAGCATTTAGTAAAGTTGTAAAATCACTTGAAGCACTTTGACCTGAACCATTGGCTGCAATTCCAGTAGTCCATAAAGCATTTCCCCAACCTTTTGCACCACCAGAACTCCAAGTTGTTGCACCAGTTGCAGTAGTAGATACACGCAGACTTTCTGCAGATGTATTTGGACCAGCAGTAAGCCAAGCAGAGTAGCTAACTGTGGCATATATAGCAGAAGGACATGTAATTGATACCTGAACAGTTCCACTTGCAGTTGTAGTTACATCAGAAAATGTTACTGCTGTTACTGCCATAACATTATCAGAAGAACCACTTGTACTGTAATCAATAACTGGTGCTGGCAAAGAGTCTGTAACTTTTCCAGTTGTGGAAACATTTCCAGTAAAAGTAGTATTTCCAGCAGAATTTATTGTCATTATAGTTGTATTATTTGTTCCTAGAGAAAGTGAGCCAGCAGCAGTTACGTTAAAAAGATTAAGGTCTGCTGTACTGGTGTACAAATTCATTACAGTTCCGTTGACATTGTTTCCAAGTCTTATGTCTGAAGTTGCGGCATTAGGGTCAACAATGTGAACATTGGAAGATGGACTACCTGTACCAATTCCAATATCTCCAGCAGAAGTTATTGTCATTCTGGTTGTATTACTTGTTCCTAAGGTTATAGATCCAGCATTTTCAGCAATTAACTGAAGAGCACCAGTACCCTTATGTAACAAATTTGTATAAGTATTAGAGCCAGTATTCCCTCTAAGGAATCTAGCACCATAGTCTGTGTATGTAGTATCTCCAACTAAATCAATATAAGCATAACCACTGTCAGTTCTTCCAGGACCAATATGTAAGTATCGTGCTGCTGTAGATGTTGTGTTATCTCCAATAGCAATTGAGTTTGAAACAAAAAGCTCTCCAGCAGTATCAATTGTTAATCTTCTTGTTGTACCTTGTACAAATTGTAAATTTCCTAAAGAATTAGTTGTTAAATCATTTGGAGATTCATAAATTTTCCAAAGATTTCCACCAATCCAAGATATTCCTTCGCCTACTCCTGGATCATTAAACTCTAAATTTCCAACTTGATTTATATTATAATTATTTAAATTAAGAGACCCGTTCATATTTATTGCTGCAGTCTCTACTGTTCCAGTAAATGTTGGACTTGCTTTTGTTGCGTATGTTGTTGAAGCAGAAGATTGAGTTAAATATGTTGTTGAAGCAGAAGCCTGAGTAAGCAAAGATCCAATTTGAGATGAAGAAGCTGTTCTAACAATAGTTACTGCCATAATGATTAATTATACCATTATTGCTATTTTCTAGGTTTTAATGGAATCATATTTTCTTTTATATAATTCAAGATATACTTACTCCATACATCAATAAAATCAGTATTATTTATTAAACTATGCCACTTTTTAATAAGCATTAATTCTTGCTCATCATTACCACGATAATCTTTATTTCCAAGCTTTACAGTAGTTGATTGTCTAGAAGTTTTATACTTGCAATCTGGAATAGATAATATTTTAGACCACATATACTTATCAACAGGGTATTCTTTTGGAGTTTTTTCCCAGCCAGGACTTTTATCATATATTTCTCTAGTGTGCATAGCTCCAGTTAATGATATAAAATTATTTCCTGGTCTATGAAGTAGAAATAGGAAGTCAATATTATTATCAAGATATCTTTTAAAAAATATATTCTTATTATCGTGGGTTACAAACATTGGAAAAGGATGAACAAAGTCATGACCCTTTATTTCTTTTAACATAACCTCTATATGGTTTTTTACAAATAAGTCATCATCTGCTAAATATGTAATATATTGTGCATCAGGAAAGTCTTTTATTACTTTATCCCTATTTTCTTCCCCCATTTTTTCATAACCTTTTTCATTATCATAAAAGGTTATTCTGCTATCTATTTTTTTAAACTCTTCAACAACATACCTTGTGTCGTCCCCAACACCATCACCAACAATGGCAAAGTCAAAATCTTTATATGTTTGTTTTAAAACACTATCAATTGAATATTTTATTCTATCAGCTTTATTATGCGTTGGCATAATTACTAATACTTTATGCCCCATATTGTTTAGGAAAATATTCTTTTACATCAACAGGGATTAGTTCACTATCAAGTGGTAGTAGCCAGCGATCTGGTGCATCATGATGATATGTATCTGTTGGATGATTAATTAAAAATGTTTCCAATTCAGAGGTATTGATATTCATATGCCAAACTCCTTTTGGAATTGACAGCTGTCTGTTTCCAGGATTCGATAGAACAACAACTTGATGCTGACCATACGTTGGGGAATCCAATCTTGCATCATAAAGAATAGTTGTCATTTCGCCAGAAATCAGGGTATAGCGATCAATCTTATTCTCATGAAGTCCCCACCCCTTAGTCTGATCCTTCTTAAGAGAGAACATATAGCAATATACCACAGGGTCTTTCCAAAAATCATTTTCTTCACCTTGCCAAATTTCAAATACACGACCTCTATGATCAGAGTGTATTACTGGCTTTGTTACAATAACACCGTGAAGATTCTTTTCAACTCTAGTGCCGTCTTTCTTGGCTGTAAGAACATCTTTCTTTGCAGCTTCTAATGTGTGATCTAGATTCACGACATGCCCTTTCTATGACATATTTCAATATATATATATTTTAGCACAAAAAATAAAAATTCGCAAAAATTAAGCTCGCAAAAATCGGCGAAATAGTATAACCAATCCCCCCTTTATAACTCCGTTATATATGGAAAATTTGCGGGGATTTATAAATATGCAGAAGTATTCCCTATATGAAGATATTAGATATATCCGCCATCTTTAAGACCTGCTTGTATTTCATATATATTACCTTGCCAATGATTTCTATATATAATAAAAGATTTAATAGAGGCAAATGAATATAAAGCCAGAAATATAACTCCCCCGAACTTTGCAAATTGTTCACTATGAATTAGTTCGTGTCTTAATATAGCATTAGATAGATCATGAGGATTTCCTGCTTCACAGCGTTTACACCCTTTTACCTGCTTTACTAATACTAAATCTCCAATAGTGATAGCAGTAGCCTTTAGATACTTTCCTTTTATACCATAGTTAAGATAGATGCCATTTTCTAATTGAATTGTCGTACCGCCAATTATTTTTGAAATCAATAAGCCCAGAAATGTTGACAAATTTAACTTATTTAGCCTTTGTCTCTTGTTATTGTCCATAACTAGCTACCAACAAGAGTTGACAATAAAATTGCTACTAATACAATCCAGAAGATGTATCTAATGTAATCTTGATTATTCATATTCCTTAATCCTTGTTTTTCTAATAATTTCATTGCCCTGCCCCCAACCTTTTCTAGAACTTTTTATTTTTAGGATTCGCTGCACTCATAGTGTAATTGCAATTTATATCATTGTCAAGTTGAGCTGCCAGAAACATTGAACTATTAAATTATTTGTAACACAATTGTAACATATTGTCTCACATAATGAGATATATATTCATATCCCTGAAAATCTGAATATTTTTATATTTGCAGCTAGATCCCATTTTGAAGAAAATCTGAATATTTTGTTAATGTGTATGATGCGTAAATAATGAAAAAGCTCACCTATTTATTAGTGAGCCCATTCTGGTTAGATGATTTGAAAGTCCTCAACGATTTCACAATTCAAACAATTTTCTAAGTCATCACAATAACAGCCGTGGAATTCTCCTGCACAGTCTTTGCAATACATAACACTTTTTGACTTTGAATTTATAGAGTTGAAAGCCTTCGATAGTTTGTGTCCATCGTGTAGTAATTGTAGTGTGTTAGTCATAATTTAACCCTCTAGCGTGTTGCAGATGATAGCACCTATTGCAGATACTAAACCAATAACGGCGGTTACTATCATAACCGTTGGACTCATACCGTTTAGACCAATGACTAGCAGTTGTAGTTCAAGTAGTAGTGCAGGTAGTGAGAATACTGCAATAAAGGTTAATGGTCCTATAAGGTTGTAGATAAACATAATTTAGAATCCCTCTGTTAGTTCGTAGGAGTCAGGCTCACAGATGATGCAATACACATTCTCCCAAGCGGTTAGTTTGTCTCCACATTCAACACACTTGGTTTTAGTAATGTTCTCGTATGCTAGTTCAGTCATTTTGACTTCCTTTCGTTTGTTTCTATGTTCTAAACTTAGCAGAAAACACCGACAAAAGCAAGCCAGAAACGCCTTTTTTAGGTGAACATTTGGTGAACAATAATTCACAGGTTATCCACAGGATCCAGGCTGCGCCCCGTTGTCCACAGGTTATCCACAGCCTGTTAAGAAGATGTTAATAAGTCCCCATATTCTGTGTATAAGTTGTGTATAACTACTATGATTTGTGTGTATAAGTTGTGGATTGTTGTTAACCTATTGTTCATCTATTGTTCATCTTACTACCCCCCGAAATGGGGCAAAATTGTCAGACCCCTCTGCTAAGATGAAATCATAAAGCAGTTGAGAATGAGCCTAGCAAATAATCCCGCAAGGGTGAGCCTAGCAAATAAGTCTTAACACAAACGAAAGGTAAACCAAAATGGCTTACACTAAAATAAAAAATGCAAGACTGCTAGTAGATGCAGTCAATGGCTTAGAGTTAATCCTCAAGCACGACCCAACCAATCAACGAATGATTGACTACTACAATCTACAAATAAAACTTTTGACTAGGCGTGTCTACGGGTAAAACTGTCAGACCTCTATGCTAAGATAAAACTAATAAACAAACGAAAGGTGAGCCAAATGACTTACACTCTAATAATGGAAGAAGTGACTACCCCAGCAGGTAACACATTCTTCAACAGCATTCGCTACTATGACGAATGCGAGATTTGCCAATCTGCTATGGCTAAAGGTGAGATGCCTTTCATCTCTCACGATAACTGCCTATACAAGGGTAAGCGTATCGTAGGTCACTCTCTTGCACATTGTACCGCAGGGAGTTGCTACTAATGAACATCTGTCAAAACTGTGATGAATGGTCAGAGTGGAAAACCTGCCCTGCCTGTGATGAATCTATCTGTGGCTATTGTATCTACTATGTAGAGCAAGACCTAGCCAACTGTGACAACTACGGTCACTAAAACTGTCAGACCTCTATGGTAAGATAAAACTAACAAACAAACGAAAGGTGGTCAAAATGACTACACTAAATACAAGAGAGTTTATAGACTCTTACAATGCACTAAACAAGGCAAAGCACCCACTTAGCCACACCTCTAGTTCTGGCTATGTAGCATTAGCAACAATTCTAGAAATCTCAATTAACTGGAAAATGGGTATCAACCAAATCCAAGAAAGTCTAGATGAAAAGACTAACCAATGGAAAAACGAATTAGAAAGTTTGGTGAAATAAATGAAAGACTTAATCTTAATTGCACTAATCGCAGGTAGTAGTTTTGGCTTACTATTTGCATACATTCAACAGATGATGAACAAGGATAACTACATTGCAGAATTGCAACACGCTTTGGTTGAAGCATACACAGAACTAGAACTAAAGAACTTAGGGGTGATGAAATAATGATGACACGAAAAGACTATGTAAAAATTGCAGAAATTCTAAATGCTTATCACCTAGACATTGAAGCACAAGTTTTCAAGGATTTGCTTTCAGACTTTCAAACTTTCTTCAAAAGAGATAATCCTAACTTTGACAAAACACGATTTGAAAATGCGGTGATGAAATAATGAAATTCGTACATAATAAAATTGACGGAACTTTTATTCTTGGAATTAGTTTCTCTAACTACTACAATAAAAAAACAGAAACCAAAAATTCTTCCCTGATTTTTGATTTAGGAAAACATTCGTTTGCGTTTGTGTTGCGTGGTGAGTACTAAATGGAAGCAGTTTTAATTCTTGTTGCCACTCTAGTTTTAATTTTAATTTGGAGTTTTACAGATTAGAAAATTTCCTGGTTTGCTTTTTGCATTCCAGGATTTTCCTGCGCCCCGTTTTCCACAGCTTATCCACAGATCGTTAAGAAGGTGTGGATAAGTCCCCAAATCCTGTGGATTATTGTTCACCCAAAGTTAACCTAAAACACGCCCTGAAATACCAAAATTGTCAGACCCCTGTGGTAAGTTTATCTTATAAAGAAATGAGGATTCCAATGACTGAATTAGCCTTTGAGAATGTAACTAAACTTAAGTGTTTAGAGTGTGGTGACAAATTAACACCTTGGGAAAATACCCTTTGCATAATTTGTGCACCTGATGAATTTGAATTAGATGAGGAGTGGAACTAATGAGAGTCTATGAAATTGCTAAGGAACTTAGTATTCCTTCAAAAGATGTCAGAATGTATTTAGAGTACATTGGACAACCTGCTAAAAGTGCATCGTCAAGTGTTGAAGATGTATTTGCTGAAGTCGTTATACACCGCATTAACGAGACTTTCAAGGACTTCGTGCCTTATTGGGTGCAACCACCATTCTAAAACTGTCAGACCTATCTGATAGAATAAACAAACAACCTACTAGAAATGAGAAATAAAATGGGACTAATGACTTCACTCGCAATTGGCGAATTAGAAATGACAATAGAAGATCAGATCGGTATTCACTTGCGATCAAACTTCTATCCACCAATTCCACTTTCAATGGTACAGCCTTGCGTTGATGCAATTAATGCTTACTGGAATGAAGACATTGATGCTGAAATTGAAATGCCAGAGGGCGTTTATTATCGTGGTAGTAATCTTGCACCTGCTCACGCAATTGTTGAGCAACACCGATTAGATCCTTGGGTGATGCAAGACGATGACTACTATGAAGAATATGAGTATCAGGATATGGAGTAAAAAATTGTTTGAGATAATTCTCTTAATAATTTTTGCACCATTCATAATAATTCCGTTGTTAGGATTCATAATTGGAGTAATGACTTCTAACGATGACGGCGACCCTCACTGGTGAGGCGAGCTGCGCCCTGTGGATAACTTTGTTACCTGATTGTTATTAAGTTAATTAAGAAACACCCCCAAAATACCCAAAAATGTCAGACCTCTGTGATAGATTTGTTTTATGAAACAAAGTGAGAATTACAAACTACCTGCAAGCCCCGAACAGTTGAGGGCTAGACTTGAGTTGCGTAGGAGTAATGCAGCCGTACCTCACAGAAATAAAAAGGCTTACACACGAAAGACTAAGCACAAGGAATGGTAAAAATGTCAGACCTCTGTGATAAGATAAATCTATACCTACAAACGAAAGGAACACTATGTTCACTCTCCACAATCCAATGAAAGTGATGAACGAACGCTATGTCGTTACCTCACACCCTTGCCCAACTTGCAACGAAACCAAAACAGTTTCAATCTCATCAGATAAGTTATTTGCATACAATCAAGGTGCTTATGCCCAAACAGTTTTGTCAGACTATGATGCAGACATTCGTGAAAGATTCATTTCTGGAATGTGTGGCATTTGCTGGGATTCAATGTTTGGAGATGATGAATAATGAGTGAACTACTAATAAACCTATTTGAGGGTGTTATAGATGAAAAGGCAATTGAGAAATTGTCTACCGAAGAATTGCAAGCAATTGAAAAAATGTTAAAGGAAGCAGGTTACTAAAATGGGTGCAAGAATTAATTTCGTATTTGATGACGGAACAGATAGTCTAGTTAATCTTTATTCACATTGGGGTGAATCTAGTTGGCAAGATGATTTAGTTGGTGCGTTAATACACGCACAACCACGCAAGGGTGATACCTCATACTTTACTCGTATGGTTATCTCACATCTAATGAAAGACTATGTGTTAGATGAAACTGGTTTTGGTATCTATGCAATTAACCGTTCAGAAATTGGCAACCAATCATTTGACAAGACAGTTGTATTAGATTTAGTAAACAATCTACTTACCGATTTAGATGACGGTAGCACTATTGATTTGTATGGAAAGGTATTTGCATAATGAGTCAAATGAAAGATTTGTATGGTATTTTAACAGAGTGGTATCCAGACGGAAACTACACAGAGCAACAATTGTGGGAAGCAATTGCAGAATCACAAGGTATGGACTATTCAGAAATTGCAGATGGAGATTTAGCAGAATGGCTATAAAACTATTTAATCGCAAACCAGAATTAACAGAAGATGAAATATTTGCTAAGTTAGATTTACTAATGGGGAAGATGTCTTCTATTGATATTTATATTGAATACCTTGAACTAAGGGAAGGGATGTAGGGGCGAGCTGCGCCCCATTTTGATCCATTTGTCAAGTATTTACGATGTGATTAAGGACACACCGAAAAGTGTCCACATAGTGAGATTATGGGGTGTCGGATTTGGAAATGTCAGACCTTTCTGGTATAGTATTACTATAACAACAAGGGAACAATCCCACAAAAGAAAAGAGAAGCAAATGGCAAAAATCACAGCCCCAACTGTTGGCTCACAGTTCACCACAGCAAAGAGCAAGGTTACTGGCGAAGTTCAGGAAGTAGTCAAGAACGCAAACGGTTCATACCGAGTTCGTCTTGATGTAAACGGAGAGCCACGCTGGACTACTTTAACTAAGTAGTTTTAGTTAGGGGGTCTGGCTAAAACTGTCAGACCCCTATGCTAAGATTACTTTATACCTACAAAAGAATGGAGTCCCCAATGGGCTTAGATATGTACCTTCGTGCAAGTGAATATGTGTACCGTCACAACTTTAATCGTCAGACGGATGAGGACACAATTAACCCTGTGTTTAATGAAATTGTTAAGCATCTTGAATTAGAAGATGTAATTGACAAAACTGGTTTTGCTGGCATCTCTGTTGATGTACCAATGGGTTACTGGCGTAAATCAAACATGATTCATCATTGGTTTGTAAATAACTTAGCAGATGGTGTTGATGAATGTCAGCCAATCACAGTTCGTAGAGAAGACCTAGAGCAGTTGAAAGAAACCTGCATTGAAG